GAACAACTTTAATTATAGAACCGTCCTTAGCTATATAAGGTTCTTTAAAATTAGTTTTAGTACTAATGTTTTTAATATCAACTTTGGTCTTCAACAAAGCTAATTGATTATCGGGTAAATTGGTATAATTGGGCGTAATCAAGAAAGTAAGCACACTTCTATGTTGGACCTTGTCCACTTGTATGATTTTATTATTAGACAGTAGTTCAGGTTCATCAGATCTAGGAATATCAATGATCTCGTCATTTTTAATTTCGACTTTTCCTTCCTTAAACAATCTATAATCGTATAAAACGTCATCGTTCAATACTGTTTTATTTAATATATCAATATGAGCTTCTTTACCTGAAGTTTTAAGTAATATAACTGATGACTTTAGCATATTTTCTGCATAATTAATGAATGCTCCCCAACTACATGTTTCCCAATTGGTCTCTGTTCTCTTTTTGATTTCATAAACAATATCAGTATTGTAAATAGTGGTTTCATTCAAAGGAACTCTTTGAGCAGAATTATTGTTAGTAAGATCTCCTTCCTTGTATTTAATTGGAACTTGCCCTACATTTGTTATTTTCCCATAAGGATTCTCATCTTTAGTTTTTGAGATAATAAAAGTTTCAATTGAGACTTCAGTTTTGGCATAGTTTTTAGAAACATCATCCACTTTGTGTTGATTTAAACCCGAGTCATTATCTCTGTTTAGTTCATCATTTGCTAACGGCTCATCTTCGTGAATTAATAACTTTCTTGATACATTGGGGCTGGTAAATGCGATGTTTGGACTCATCGGGGGAACTGATGGTTCTACAAACTCAAATACTTCCAAAGCTTTACACTCATTATCTAAAAAGTATAAAAAATCTTGAAGATTAAAACACTCAGAATTAAAATTAATCCATAACCTGTGTTTAATTTGATAATCTTTTTTATGCTTAAGGATCTCACGAAGTAAAGTTACATCTTCAAGTTCATCAGGATTTAAAAACAATGTTAAATCTGTCATTGAATATTGAGTTAATGCTAACCCATTAGGCACCTTAGAAAATTTTGTCCTTGAGGGTAATCCTGATTTAACATAATTTGAGTGTATATCAGTTGAAAAAGAATCACAAACAAATATATTTCTACCTACAGGAAAATTGCACTTAAATTCAACATATTCATTAAATTTATAATCCGTTAAAACTAAGGATTTGTACATTTGTGCATTAGAGTAATAAGGGAAAAATATTTTAGCAAATTGTTCTTCTAATTGTTTTTTAGTTTGGTAGGATTCAAGAAAACTACGTTTTTCAATGTAAGCATAAAGTTCAGTTGAAAACGGTTTAAC